TATTATTATTCCAGATTTTGTAGATCAACAAGGTAATAATCTTTCTATAGAACGTAAGATTAATGCATCTACTGAAACTACAGGTTTATTAATGTCATTTAATGAAGATGCTGCACATGTATTAAATTATGATTATTCTGGTGCTGATGGTACAGAATCAGATCCGCATTCAGGTGAGTGGGGTTTTGATATTGATAATGATGGTGAACTTACTGCTGAAGATGGAGAAAGCTCTCCTAATAATTATATTGTTGATATGGTAGGTCATGAGATTTTCCGTAATTTATTAACAAGTAATGATAATAAAGGTAAAGTAGCACTTAACTATGAGTATATTAGTACATCTAATAGAAATGTACAAGTAAGTGGTACATATACAGATTAGGGTGTTAAAAAAGAAGGTAATTTCACAGCACATCCAGTAATTCTTTCTAATGTATTTGATAATGATAAGAATCTTATCCTTGTTAAAGAATCTGAAAAACCTGTTGCATTAAAGAAAGAAAATGTATGGTACGTAACAGATAATAATAGTAAGACTGATACTCAATATGTATTCAAACCATCTGAATTATCTAATGTTACAGATAATGTAGATAAGAAACATATTCTTCGTGATATGAAGACTATAGGCTTTGTTAAACCTGAAGCAAGTGCTTCAATGGCAAAGGGTATGGTAGAAGAAATAGTTACAGGGAATCAAGAACCAAATTACTATATTACAAAAGAATTTAATAATACTACATTCCCTATATCTACAGAGTTAGAAAATGTATTCTATACAACTGGTACATATTTCCCAATGGATTTCATTAAAACATCTAATCCAGATGATACTGAAATTACAGATAGAAATGTTAAGACCTTTAAGAAGGCTACAACTAATAACCTTCGTAACCTTATTAATCCAGAATATTATATTCTTTCTGAAACTGGTTCATTAACTAAGAAAATTATACCAGATAACAGTATTACTGTTGTACATTATAATTATGGTTCACAAGATGATAAAACATTAGCATCTAATCCAACTGGTGCTACAAATAATGTTCAATTATCATTCATTGTAAATGGTGAAACTTATTTTGCAAACCTTTTAGTAACGGTTCGTTCTTATAAAGGTAATGATTATATTGTTTCTGTAAAGGCTGATACATCATTCCAACATTATTCTGCACATCAATTTATTGATTATAATTTATTCACTGAACGTGATGCAGAAAGAGCTGGTGTAGAAAGCACTGAAAATCTTTATGGTGTTCCATTGGATATTGCAAATAACCCGACAGGTCAACCTACAGCATCAGTTGGTATGGTAATTAAACCTTCTGGTAAAACACAAGAAAATAATGCAACTAAGATAATTACAGGTGTTAATTTCCTCTCATATAATTATCTTTATGATGAAGATTCAAAAGATAATATTGTACCAGGTAAAGCTGCATTTACAAAATTATCTAATGTTTATTACTTCAATGATAAGTCATTATGGAAAAATGAAATACCAGTTTCTCCAGAAATTAAGAACCAATTTATTATAACAGATAAAGAATATTGGTCAGATGATTATATTAAGTTAGGTGATTTTATCCAGAATATTACATATTATAATAAGACTGGTGAAACACAAACTTATAAAATTATTCCAGGTGTAACTCGTGTAGTTAAGAAACAATTTATTCCTGTTGTAAATGGGATGATTAATTGGAAAGGTAAGATGTATGATTATGAAGGTGAAACTTCTACTGCTAAGAATGGTGCAAGTGGTTTCTATCTTGTAACTACAACAGAGCATGTACTTATCGATACAAAAGAACGTACAGTAGTTCGTCAATTACCATTAACATCTGATGTTATTTCACATTCACTTCGTTTCATTCCTATGAAGGGTCTTAAATTACAAGCTCGTCATAAGCCAGGATACGATGAAAATGGAAGCATTAATATAGAAGCAGGTATTAAGAAGATTTACAGTGTACTTGAAGAACCAGGAATACAACGAGGTCTTTGTAACTCTGCAATGGTAGATTACCGCTATATAATTGATTCAATGTCTTATGGACTTGACAGTGAACTTGGTGGTAAAGTATATCTTTCAAGACTTGCAAAGAATAGAGGTAAATGTACTGCAATATTAAATTTACCATCTGCAAAACAATTTGCTGTTTCAGCTAATCCATATTTCTGTGATTCTTATATCGTTGGTACACAATCACGTCCATCATTCGATACTAAGTACATTCCACAAGGTGGAAACACTGAAATGGGTGCATCTAAAGTATTCTCACTTCCAACAGAAGATAATGGTTCTAAATTTACAGCTGCATTCTTCCCACACCTCATTTATAATGAAAATGGAAAGAAAATAACTGTACCACCTGCAGCAGATGTAGCAAATGTATTCTATCGCAAATTTACAGGCATTGCCGATGCATATGCAATTTGTGCTAACCAATCTGGTATTATAACAAATAAATTTGTGAAAGATATTGAATTTGATTCAGATGTTTCAGATCGTGAATATCTTGAACCTTTTGGAGTTAATACTATCATTAAGGATAACAGACAAATCATGATCTATGGTAATCAAACATGTTACCAAGATATTAAATCAGACTTCAATAAACTACATGTAAGAGAAAACTTAAATACTGCAGAACTTGAATGTAACGCAGTTCTCAAAACATTTAACTTCTTGTATAATACACCTGCCACACGTGCAGCTATCGTACAAACTCTTACACCTATACTCTCTACAATGCAAACCTCTGGTGCTATTTCAACATTCGAAATCATATGTAACGAATCTAATAATACACAAGAAGTTATTGAAAGCGATTATGGAATCGTCGATGTAAAATTGTCATTTAATCATGGTCTTGAGCGGATTTTAATGCGTTTAACGGTTAACCGTTATCAATCAAATACTGAAAATTCTTAATAAAAGTTAAACAATTTTTATTAAATTCTATATAATTAAATGGGATAGAAATTCTAAAGTTTCTATTCCATTTTTTCTATATATGGAAATTAATGATGAATATATAAAAGCACATTGTTTAAATAAGAAGGGAAATATAAATCCAGCATGGACTAAGTACATTTATATGGATAATCATCCAGATATAAAGTAGTATTTATTAAAACGATATACTGATAGTACATGTATATATGAAACAGTGTACCGTATTTTACATGGAATTGAGGCCAGACCTGTATGTAAGCATTGCGGTAAACTTGTTACATTTAGTAATATGGGGTTTATGGATTTTTGTTGTACAAGTTGTAGTAAACAATATATAGAAACATATAAAGTAAATAATGATATTTCTATAGAAGATATAATTAATGACGTTATATAGAATGGAGAAATTAATTATAACAAAGTAAAAGAAAAATACCTTATTGAACATGGATATAAAGAAATTTTATTAGATTAGTTTCCAAATGAAAAATTAAAATATGTAGAAATTTTATATAGATTATATCATAAGTTAAATGGTCCTGAATTATGTAAAACATGTGGTAAACCTTTGAAATTTATAAATTTTAGTAAAGGATACGGTACATATTGTAGCAAAGCTTGTGAGTTATATGATACGATAACTATTGATGATGAATATGTTAGAAATTATTTAATAGGCAGAGGTCTTTAGAACCATATAAGTAATTTAAAAGCAACAGGGATTTATAATTATTTAATTAATAGATTTCCTAACTGTTCTAATTATAAAGAAGCTTTTTAATAAATAGTATAGAAAAATTTTAATATATAATGAAAATTACAAAGAAACAACTTACATATTTAGTTGAAAGCGAAGTTAGAAAACATCTTAAACATCGCAACAGTAAAAATGTACGTCGTAATCGTGCATTACGTATGAATGAGAGTGTTATGGACAATAATGCTATAGCGGAGGAAGTTGCTAACATTATATAGCCTTATTTCTATGATCTTTTTGATTTAGTTAATGACTATAGGATTACTGTAGATGATAATGATAGATTTAATTTAGAACGTTGCATAGATCATGATACTGATGAATTTGATATTGATGAAGTTTCAGATATGATTAGAGGAGCAAAAGAACTTACAATTTCTTTTTATATAGGAAATTATCAATATGAATATTATATAAATTTTAAGGAAAAAATTAATAAATTAATGAGTAAATACCCTATGTATATAGGGGATGTTTATGATGAAAGCCTGGGTGATACACCAGAAATGTATTATAAAATTTCTGTACCTCTTAATGACCTTAGTTAGTTATCAAATTTATTGAATGATTTAATTGAGGAAGAACTTTGAAAATTCGTAAAAGCAACATAATTATTATATAAAAAGCAGTTG